GTGTGGTGGCCTCGGAGGGACTCGAACCCTCACGCCCAAAGGACGGCAGATTTTGAGTCTGCTGCGTCTACCAATTCCGCCACAAGGCCATATATGTTTATATTGTAAGCACGATATGTATTAAGTTAAGTGGCACGCCCGACAGGATTCGAACCTGTGACCTACGGATTAGAAGTCCGTTGCTCTATCCATCTGAGCTACGGGCGCATATTAAATTGTAATATAAGGTTTATCTCCGCGATATTTAACAAACCAGTCTGGCACCTTATCTTCTGGATATCTCATACGTGGCTTGCTAGCATAATATTTTCTGTACGACTCAACAATATTATCACTCTTGAAGTAATCAGGCATCGCCATTCTTAAAGGCGTGGGCTCGCTGTTGGCGAAGCGAGTTGGGTCATATAAATCTATAATTTTTTCTAATACTTTCGCACACTTGTGCTCTTTATCAAAGCGATCAGAATACTCGCCGATGAGAGCGTAACAATGCTCGATAAGCGATTCAAAATTAGCACTAGATTCCGCAGCCCACAAACACGAAGGATGCTTTGGATTGAAAGAACGGTACGGAGCTTGCACCCCTTGTTCGTTAAGTACAGTAGATAAGATCTGGCAAGACTCCAAAATCATTTTGACGACCCTATAGTTATCTTGTGATTGTGCTGACTTGATCCAATCAATATCTCCGTTTTTGTTTGATTCTATAGCAAAAATATTCATAACACCATCATACTAAATCTAGTTCAATAAGTCAAGAGCGGAGTCACTTAAGGTGTGTTTATAACCAAATTTTGGAAATAGCACCACATTATAGCTGCTGTCCATGTAGCGCTGCTCTCTCCTGCCAATAATAATTCCTATCTCGCCCTTGATTATAAATTTCATAGGCATAGCGCAGTCGTTTTCAATGTGCGACGTCGCAGGTTGCCAATTGCATTTTACTAGATCACCGACTTTCACTTGCGACTCCAATATAATTATAATCTGGGGAGTCTCCAATGATAGAATTTATGCTTTCATAAGTCGGCAGACCATCGTCCATCCATATCACCGATACTGCTTCGGAGCGCGCTTCCTCTCTCCAGCCGGAGAACTCCGTGATTATGCCGTATACTATTTCGCGGTCGGGGGGGCCCGGGTGATACCAAATTAAATCACCAATTTTTAATCCACTTTCATGCATTCCCAATCTCCTTCTGGATTAGTATATCTAATCTTCTTAATTCCAGCTTCACGAATATGTTCCATACAATATTCGCAAGGCTTTGCCATGGCCCTTCCACCAGTCTTTAGAAACCTGATAACCTCTATGGTATCTCCAGGCTTCGCAAAGCGCAGCACGTTCATTTCTGCGTGCATGTGACTGCCTGTCGTACCATCTGGGTACGTTCTTTTGAACTTGGGATGGGTCTTATACGTGTTCTCGCCAATTTTGACGACTTTCTTTCCTCGCTTCAAAATAGCAGCGAGATGATAGACTCTCCCATTATTCAATGCTCTTTCACGAGCTTCGTAATACACCGGACATAATATCCAACCTCCTTATTTAGCTTTTTTAATGTCTTTTCTTTCCATATAGTGGTCGTCACTAAGGCCTTGCCAGCGGACATAGCATGAGCCATCTGTCATGGCCCTCACAACTAGTCCAACTTTATTCCTAAGTCCAGAAAACATTTTCAGCTTCTGTCCATAGGCAGACAAAGTAACCAAATCACCCGGCGTCATTTAAAACCTCTAGCCATGCTGGGACTTCAACCTCAATATCGCCGTTATTCCACCTAACCACAACATGCTCTTTATATCCAGGTCGGTCGGGAAAGTGCTTCAACACGATTCCATGAGATCTGTAGCTTTGCCTAAAGAGACCGTGTGTAGATGAGGGCTGTACTAAATCACCGGGCTTCATTAACAACCTCCAAAGTATGAGGAAACTCTATCTCCTCACCCATGGGCCACTGGACCCGCGCGCTAGCATGAAGATGCCCCTCCGATTCAAAATATTCCACCACCAAGCCTAAAGTACCGCCAGCATGATTAGGGCGACGGATACTAGCTTTGAGTTTAACCAAATCACCGGCTCGCATTTTTTAGCTCCGCAGCAAATTGTGAGAACGTGTGGATATTGCCATCCTCATCCTGTACAATTAGATCTCTTGTTTTTGGCTGAAATCGTATGATCTTGCCCTCTTTACCATTACAGGTAACATAATCGCCAATCTTCATTGGACACCTCCTAGTGAATAGACTGTAAGCACCGAAGCGATAAAATTAACAAGAAATAATCTTTTTTATTTTATTTTTGTTCAGCAGATTTATCTCGCCTTCACCCCAAGACATATTATAATTATCGGGGGCGCCTTTGGGAAACTCTATTATCCAAGACCAAGATGGCCAGCCGCCTTTCTCTTCAGTATTGTAAATATCGTACCGCTCTATAAGTATCCCTATCGAGTCGTCTTCCCATACGATAAGATCGCCGGCTTTTAGTTTTTCTCTTCTATTCACTTATTATTCTTAAATCTGTTTGATCATGCCAGAATGATTCTTCCGGCTCCATCCAGTGGACACATATGTTTGTGCCTTCGAAGTGTTCCCCGATTTCAATTATAATTCCGTAAACCGGTTCTCTAGTCCTGTCCTCGGGAAATATTCCGGGGATCCAGGGGCCAACATACGAAACCAGGGAACCTACCTTCACCGCGCATATATCACCCCATGCGGTGTGATGAGGCTAGACGCCCACTCGTCGGTTACGTAGCCTCTGATAGCGCTCTTGCCTTTAGTATATGGCGCCCTCCAGGAAGCAGGCTTGAAAATGGCGCCGTCTTTCTTCCTAACAAATGCATAGACGCTCTTGGAGTATCCGCGTTCGCCGGGATCGCCGTCTACTCTAGATAACTTCCAGTAAACGCGACCTCTATCATTAACTTCAATATGCTGTTTGGGCAATGTTGGAAAGTTTTTTGACATGTATTCTGTCACGATTCTCTCTGCTTCTGAGACGAAGTGCTCAAATGCCATCTCTATTTCTTCTTCTGAATAGTTCATTACGCCTCCGCTACTGGCTTCTTGATAGCCAAGTCTAGCATTGTTTCAGCTGTCAAAACATATACATCATACTGTTGCAGCTTTTTTAGATAAGTTACACTGTCACCAGCAAGGCGGATTTCTTCTGCTTCTTCCTTCAAAAGCGCTGCCTCTTCTTTCAGCTTTAAATAATCTTCCAGATAAAGGGTCTTAAAGCTGTTTGTTAAAAATTCTATTTGGTTCATCATAAACGAAGCCTCCTTATATTATAACTATAAGCACGAAAGCTAGAAATTAAACAATTTCTTCTTCAATTTTTGAAATAACCCGAAAGTATCTCAAATTATACCAATTTTTTGTTTCCCAATTGACGGGCCAGTAGTCTTCATCGCGCGCTGATTCCGGGCCCATCCTGTACCAGTCGGGTGTGATCGGGCTGGGTGCGGTTTCTTTTCTTATCCACTCAATTGCTACTAAAATGTCTCCTGGCGAGACAACTCTAGTTTGTTTGCCCTCATATCGGAAAAAATCAGTCACAATACCCATGGACTTGCTCCCGGCGCTGTTATAATGTAGCAGATCCCCGATCATTCAAAGTAAGTCTTGTCCAGTGATCGCTCAATATTATCTAAAGCGCGCTCCAAGCGGGTAGCTTTATTAAACATGTTTGTCACTTCCTGCGGACTCTCGCTTGACTCAATCATATTATAAGCACACTCTCGTTGAGATTTAGCGGTTTCTTTAGCGGCCTCAAGAATAAATCGGAGGTCGTCTTCATTTAAGTTAGAGTACATCTTATTCCTTGTCGTTTTGGTTTAAAAATTCTTTTAGATCGTTCAAAATTTCTCTTATTTTATCAACTTGTTTTTCTAGCGTATCCGTGTTTTGCACTGCCAGAGCTTTTTTGAGCAAATAAAGCTGTGTCAGCGCTTCGTCAATCTTTCCATTATGTTTTTTCGGCTTATACACTCTCATTCATTTTATTCCTTTAAGAAAAACTACTAAGCACAACGCCGGCGTATATATCTTCTGTAGCTTCGCCAATGAGCTTCACAGAGACTTCTTCTTCCGAATAGCACCAAGTATCAACCCTGTCCCAATCCCCGTCAGGGTGGACTAATCTAGCCTCTTCTTCGCTTTCTGCTGCGACGACCATGGCGTGGTATGTATCCTTGCCAGTGTTTTCGTCTTGATAAACATAATATAAATTCAACTCATGTCCCCAAATTTAACTAGGAAGTCAACTTCCCTTTAACATAAAATTATTGCCCGATGGGGAACTTCACAATTGCCTTGTGGAAATCCAACCTCGCACCATTTTTCGCTTTTTTTCCTCCCGAGGGCCAGAACAACACCATAAGGCCACTCGGTGGAGGTTACATTATTCCACTCAATTAATGCAAAATTCATTTTAAGAAATAATTTCTGTGGTATATACAATGGATTAATTCTTACCAAATCGCCAACGGAAATTAATTTTTCCGGATATATTATTTTAACGTTGGAGGACATAACCTCTGTCAATCAGCTCAACAACATCGTTAAAAATATTAGAATTAACGCGCCAGAGCAAGCCAGTATCAACCAGATCTTGGAAAAGCATAACCGTCTTTTCAAACGATAAATCTCCGTTCTGATAATCTTCAATTCTTTGTAGCATAGTTTCCATAAAGGTTCCCTCCGATAAGCCGGATAACGTTAACTAGTACGCCAACAGACAAGCGTCC